TAACATATTTACAAACGCTTCGCGACCTACATTTAATTGATCCACGTTAAACCGTGCGTTGTCTAGCTTCCTGCCCAAATCGTTAATATGATTTAATGCAATCTGTTGTTCTTGCGTGAACTCATCGACGTTGTATTCTTTTTCATTGATTGTAATGAGGTTCTTTTCGTTTTTACCCATTGTAATCTCCATTTAGTGTTTAAATTAAGAAGCGGTGTATCCGTTTCCTGCTGTGATAGCGGCATTAGATGCAGTCATACTTTCGTCTGTCCAGTAATCTTTAGCAACCATTAGTTCTAGGTGTGCTACGTTACGATCCACACAGTCTTGTCTATCTGCTGCATCATCATCTGCCATAGCATTACCTGCTATCACGTCATTGATAAGTGCAACTGAGTCACCCATTGCTGAGTAGTTCTGTGCGATTTGTTCTGCTGTTAAGTCATCCATTGTTTTATCCTTCTAGGGTTGCGATACGTGCTTCTAGTGCATCGTTCTTTGTTGATAATTCTTGTATTGCTTTGACTAAGTGCCAAGTTAGATTGTCAGGGTCTACTGAAAGAACGCCTGTGCTTTCTTCTTTTACACAGTTAGGTAAAATGGCTTGAATCTCTTGGGCAATAACACCAACTTGTACACCAGATTTATCAATAACAGTGTGGTCTTCAAATTCTGTAATTTCATCAACAGTGCGATACTCAAAGTTACGGACTTGAATCTGGTTAATTTCAGTAAGGCCAATAGAGCTATCAACAATGTTCTTCTTTAGCCTACGATCAGAAGTTGTAGACCAGCTTGAAGAGTTGTTACCTTGGTATACACCGCCACCATTGGGCGTTATAAAACCAGTGCTTGCACCCTTTCCTGTTACATTGCCCGTTGCGTGAATCATTTCATGCGAAACATTTGTGGACGATGCTGCACAAGCATATCCAATAATTTGAGTGTTACTTCCGCTATTACCTCCAGATGTACCATAACCAATTATAATATTAGTATTACCTGTTTGATTTTGACCAGCATTTGCGCCAATAAAAACATTATTATCTGCATTAGTGCTTTGACCAGCCTGTAGCCCTATTGTGACATTACGACTTCCTGTACTCACAGTAGAACCAGCACCCTTACCAAGAGCTACGTTGTTACTACCAGAACTTAGGAATCTAAAAGTAGGTTGCATAGTGCCATCATATGACGATATACCTATGTTACCAGAGGCTGTGGTGTACTGATACCCAATAGCCTGACCGATAAATACATTGGCATTCCCAGAAGCACCTCCTGAGTGACCCCTACCTGCACCATGACCGTATGCAATATTACTTCCTGTGTTCTGCGTTTGATACCTTAACGCCTCATGACCCATAGCCATATTGCCAGTGCCAGTTGTTAAATTGGCTAGGGCAATAGACCCCAAGGCAACATTACTTTGACCAGTTGTTAAAGCATACCCAGCTTGATAGCCAACAGCAGTGTTGTCAGATGCGGTGGTGTTGTTACTAAGTGTTTGTGAACCTACAGCAACATTATTAGAACCTGTAGTGTTGTCAAACATACTCTGATTACCCATACTAACATTAAAGTTACCTGTAGTATTTTGGTATAATGCACGATAGCCGTGAGCGTCATTATCGTTTGCTGTAGTGTTTGCATACAAGGCTTGATAACCAATGGCAGTATTTACTGTGCCAGTCGTATTGGTTACCATAGATTCATAACCAACCGATGTATTATAACCACCTGTGGTATTGTTATATAAAGCATTACGACCCAAAGCACTATTAAACGAACCTGTGGTATTAGAGTATAGAGCTTGTGAACCCACCGCTGTCATGTAGGCATCACCAGTATTACTATAACCAGCCTGATAACCTACTGCCGTGTTGAAAGATGCGTTGGTGTTAAGACGTAGAGCTTCTCGACCTATAGCAATATTATAACTTGCGCTAGTATTATCACCCAGTGCATTTACACCCAGTGCTATATTAGATGTACCTGTGGTATTGTCGTAAAAAGACCCTTTACCTAACGTAACATTATTCTCGCCTGTAGTAGTGCTGTATGCTGATAAGTACCCCACAGCCGTGTTGTTGCTTGCGGTGGTGTTGAGAGCTAGTGCATATCGACCCAAGCCCACATTATTAGAGCCTGTAGTATTATTGACTAAAGCACCCGAACCAAAAGCAGAATTTTCTGCTCCCGTAGTGTTAGAGTTGAGTGCCTCACGACCAACGGCAGTTCCATGAGAGGCGGTTGTATTGGCAGCTAGTGCAGACCTACCCAAAGCTACATTTTCACTACCAGTGGTATTAGCATACCCAGCTTGATACCCAACTGCAGTGTTGTCAGATGCGGTGGTGTTAGAATTTAATACCTGATAGCCAACACCTACGTTGTTTGAACCAGTCGTATTTGTTCCAATACTTTCATATCCAATACCGACATTATAATTACCCGTTGTATTATTAAAAATTGAAAATGAGCCAACAGCAGTATTTCTAATCCCTTCTGTAAGGTCTGTTAATGATTGATTACCAATAGCAGTATTGTAAGAACCGCTTGTTAAGCTATCTAACGCAGTATCACCCAATGCCACATTGCTTGTACCAACAGGATAGTTCCCGTCTAGCTTGATTGTGCCGCCGTCCGCGGAGAAGTTACCTTGAACAGTAACCGCGCCTGTAAACGTACCGCCCGATGTCGGAACCGCGTTAGCTATAGAACTAATGTCATACGCTACAATCTCCACAATGTCAGAAGCCGCGGCTCCCGATCCAAGGACCACGGACGTTTTAGTTGTGGCCGTGTAATCTGATACGGGAACGAGAAGTACCCCGTTTAAAAATACATCGACATATGTTGCGTCTGCATAGGCGAGTGTTAGCCCGTTACTGTCAGCGCCGCTAAAGGACGTCTGACCATTTGTGGCAGAATAGATGAAGCGGTTTCGTACACCTACTCCCGGTTGTCGTCCTTGATATGCCATTCTTTAAGCCTCCAGTGCTGTAATACGAGCCTCTAGCTCTTGGATTGTTTTTACTAATAGTGGTACAAGTTTAGACTGATCTATGCCTTGCATTACGGCAACGCCATCATCATCGACTTCGTTGTGTGTACCTGTTACTGCTTCTGGTACAAATGCTTGTGCTTCATGTGCTAAGAAACCATCGACTGTAGTATCTGGATCAGCAATAAAGTTAAACCTTGCTGGCTTGAGTTGCTTTAATCTAGTTGTTGCATCCCATGTGTAGTCTACGTTTTCTTTTAGGCGATGGTCTGAGGATGTGTTGTAAGCTGTAGCTGAACCGTTGTGTGTAATGGAACCTACACCACCTGACGTAGTTTCAAATCTTACAAGCGCAGTGTTGTTAGCATTATCTCTTACAACAATTCCCCAATTACCTACTGTTGTACCTACTCCGACTACAGCATGGTTAACAGTAGTACCAAATGAAGTATTTCCGTTACTATGGGTAATAATCCTAGGATTACCATCCCCATCCGACAGCACGATGTTGTTGCTTGAGGTGCGGATGTCTAGGCCGCCTTGGTTGCCGTTGTAACCGCCGAGGATGGTGTTTTTTTCACCAGTTGTCATTAACTGACCAGCGCCATAGTCTGACACATTTGTAATAGTCCCAGAACCTACAAATGTGTTGTATCTTCCTGTTGAAGTGTAGCCAGCCTTATGGCCAATAAAGGTGTTAAAATTGGCTGTAGTGTTAGTGTACCCAGCTTGATACCCAATAGAAATACTTCCAGAGCCAGTAGTATTACTATAACCAGCCTGATACCCAACCGCAGTGTTGTTGGATGCGGTGGTGTTAGCTTCAAGTGCCTTATAACCCACAGCAGTATTACTTCCACCTGTAGTATTTTGCTCTAAAGCAGAGTAACCCATCGCGGCATTATTACTGCCCGTTAAGTTTTGTCTCAAAGAATAAGCACCTGATGCAGAATTATCACCACCCGTTGTATTGGTAGTCATGGATTCGTAACCAACCGCAGTGTTTTCTTCCGCTGTCGTAGTTGCATCACCTACTAGTCCGCCAATGAATGTGTTTTTTATGCCTGTGGTTACATTTATTCCTGCGTGTGAACCAACAGCGGTATTATAAGATGAACCATTAGCAGGTTCAAAGTACCGTAAAGCATTAGCGCCTATGGCTACATTATCATCTCCGTCTACGTTTGTGCGTAGAGCTAAGTTACCCATTGCTACATTGTTAATACCAGAAGTATTTGCTTCACCTGCAAAAGTACCAAAGAAATTATTTCCGGGGCCTGTAGTTGCTAATCCTGCATGATATCCAAAAAAGTTACTTTGGCTGTTTGTTGTCATAGCCGCACCTGCTTGATAACCTACAGCAGTTATTTGATCACCTGTAGTAATCGCAGTACCTGCCTCATCACCCACGGTCACATTGTAGTTGCCACCAGATGTAATGCTATTACCTGCGTTAACACCTGCTCTATAGTTTGACGTACCAAGAGTTTGTGTAAATGGCTGTTTAATTATATTGGCTGTATCTCTTGATTTAGTCATTGGCTATTATCCCTTATATTCCTGCTGCATCCATTGCAGTCTGGTATGCAGTCTTCACTGCGTCTGTCCAAACAGCATTGCATATTGCTTGTACTTCGGTGCTTTCACCTGAGATGTCAGTGTCACCCCATGTATCACCTGATTTAGTTGAGCATTGTAAGACGTGACGATGGAATGATCTACTGATCTCTGTACCATCTCTAGCTATCACTGTAGCTGTACGAATTTGCACATGTTTATGATCTGAAACGATCTCTATTTTATCTTCTACTTGTGTTTCTGTAAGTGCCATATTGGCCTCCTTTGTTTTATCGTGGCGTTATTGCCACCTGTCTGTGCCTAGAATCCACTAGGCGTATGGTTGTTAGTCTACTTGGTATGCAACAGAAAAATGTGCCGTTAAAGTTGCCCCTGAGTAACTTCCAGCAGGGTAAACATAAAACCTAGTATCACTTGATTCGACAACGATACCATTAATGCTATCTGAATCTGCACCACCAAAGAAACCTTGGACACAAGCCTGTCTCACAGAGCCATTAGTGAAGGGTAAATTAGAAATAGCAACAGTGCTTCCAGTTAATCCTGTGTATGTCATTGAACAAGTGGCAGTAACTAATCGGCCTACTTTAGTGTATTTCCCTACACGAGAGTTAGTTCCTGTTATGGCTACATTTACGGATGGAGTCCAAGTACCTTCTTCATAATCGTCCAACTTATTAGCCGACCCAGTGCCACCGAGGTATACACCGCCGCCTATATATGCGTCTTTAAAGCGGCGACTACTAGAACCTAAATCATACTTGTTGTCAGAGTAAGAGTTATACGGTCTAACAGCTTCGCTTCCTGTGATGTTAACTATTGCTAGTCTAGTTTCTGTTCCACCTGTATCATTTCCTTTAAATACTAAATTGCCAGCATTTTGAGGTGTGCTTATAACAAGGTGAGTACCGCTCTCAGCTCCAATACTACCTACAGATGTGCCGTCTTTGGCAAACTTAGCAATATCACCATCAGATGTTTTTCTATTAAGAAACAAACATTCAGCACTTGCTCTAGTAGATGCCAACAAATTATTCGCACGAAGTTCAATGCCTGTTGTATCAGTATCTACAGAGGCCTTTCCGATTACCACATTCTCTGAACTATCAATCGTGAGTGCCACTGCGTCTGCGTTATCGTCAATCCCTACAGAGGTGAACGCACCTTGAACCGTGAGGCTCGAAGCAAACGTCGTGGCATCCGCTATCTCAGCCGGTGGTACAGCCGTCATGGCCGCAGGTCCTAGGTGAACAACGTAAATGTTATTCGTCCCCGTTGGAGGCGCTGACGTAAATGTAAGCGTGGTTCCCGATACAGAGTACGCGACCGTCGGGTCTTGTATAACGTTCTCTACTACGACCCTGACGTCGTTTGTTACGGTCGGCAATGACATTGTAAAGGCGGTCGCTGAACCGTTGCCACTAAAGCTATCCTTTACCGTATTTGTATATGCTTCCGCAGGTACATTACCAAGTGTGGCCATTAGGTGATCTCCAGTATACTCATTACTACGTCAACAGAACTTGCAGTGTTCGAACTTACCTTAACACTATCTGCCGTTTCTAACACTACTTTTTGATCTCCGCCAACAATAACTATAGAACCGCCACTTGGAACTGGGGCATCTTTAATCAAATGTGTGTCGTTTGATCCGTCGTTTACCACCGCTGTAATCAAAACCTGGGAGGCCGTAACGTTCGATACCGTCAATCCGATAACCGTTGTAGCTGTTGATGAGGGGACAGTGTAGCCGCCTACCGAAGTAAGCGAAGTACCAACAGTCCGTGAAAGTTTTCTTTTAAACGTGTTTGCCATTGTCTATCCTAACCCAACGCAATTGCCAAAGCCACTGCCGTGCCAGCAGGGTCTACTTCTAAGTTTGCTTGTGCGCCTGCAACGTTAGAAGCACCAGTGCCTCCATCCGCAACCGCTAAGTCTGTTATACCAGAAATTACGCCGCCTGTAATGTTTACTGACGACATTGCTAAATTAGCAGTGAAATCAAATACCGCGGCTCCGGAACCCGCACCATCTGTGTAAATTAGTTTTGTATCCCCGTTGGCTACTGTAACGTTAGCTCCTGATCCCTGTGAAAATACAGCTGATTGACCAGAGTTGTTATACACCATATATGTCTTTTGTGCATTGTTTGGTGCAATCGTTATGGTGTTCGTACCAGAAGGGGATCCGCCTAGAACCAGGACCTTATACATACCATCTGATAATGTACCATCTGTAGTTGTAAGAGTGTGCGTCGTACCAGACAAAGTAATCGTTCCAACCCCAGTAAGGATCCTGTCGATAATCTGAAGGTTAACGTTTGTTGTGTCGCCCCACGCACCCGATTGTTCACCTGTGGCGATCAACTCAATGCCGTTTGCGCTAGTGTATGTACTCGCCATCTGTTTCTCCTATGCCGCTACTTCTGTCCAACCAGGGGACTGCGACGGTGTGATTTCGTCCCAACCGGGTGTTTGCGACGGTGTTATTCCATTCCATCCTGGTGTCTGGTTCGGGTCTATTTGGCTCCAAACAAACACAGTTCCGGTACCACCAGTTGCAGAAACGCCTGTAATTGAGACATTTGCTTCCGCGACTACGGTTACAGTACCAACATTTCCCGTACTTTCCAACCCTGTAACTGGAACATCTACACGAATACCGACTTCTACGTCGCCAATCTCGCCTGTTCCTACTACTCCAGTGGGTAAAACAATGGAATCTGCGGCTACTACAACCGATCCAACTGCTCCTGTTCCTGCTACACCAGTAGGTATTTCAACGACACTATCCGCTAAGACCTCTACAGATCCAACTCCGCTCGTTCCTACCAGTCCCGATACAGGGACATTTGCTTCAGCAGCGACTACTACAGCCCCTGTTTCTCCAGTTCCGACGGAACCTGTAACATCAACATCCGCGTTTGCCGCGACTACTACAGTTCCTAATGCACCTGTACCTTCTACCCCTGTAGGTAGAACAAGTGCCTCGGCAATAACAACCACCGATCCGACGCCGCCTGTGGCGGCAAGACCTGATGGTAGGACAACAGCATCAGCAGTGACGCTAACTGTACCGACGCTTCCTGCCGCTTGTAAGCCTGTTACCCCTACATTCGCATCCGCAGATACTGTAACTGATCCGACACCACCTGTGGCGACGTTCCCCGTTACTGGGATATTAGCTTCCGCAACGATGCCAACTGAGCCAACGGCACCAGTTCCGGCTACCCCCGTGACTGTCACAGGAATAGGGGAATCCCAGGGTCCTTCAGACCATGTACCTCTGCCCCAGCCTGTGATGTCTACCATCGGAGGCTACTCCTTACGCGATGCGAATGATCGCGTTTGAAGCATCCGCTGTTGGGAACTGAATAGTAAAATCACCGTTAGTCGCCGTCTTGTCCCCACCAAATGCTAGGATAATACAAGAGTCCGTAGTGTTCGATCCACCACCAGTTGTGGTGTTGTAGATCATCGCACCGTTAGCAGTGATGGATGCAGAGCTAAATGTCAGATCGTTGAAGTCACAGAATGCTGTTGTTCCGCTTGTTGTCGGTGTAACGTTTGTCAACGCCGCTCCGCCCGCAGTATATCCAGAACCCGAAGCTTCGTTCGAGGTTGAATAGGCTGTTGTTGTAGCATCTAAACTTGCACTGCTTGTAAACAAAGCTAATTTAAAAGTACTACCACCATTGGTAAAATTGTGTTGGCCTTGCAGGAGTTCCTGCTTGAAGGACGTACACATTGCTTGAGTTATCGCCATATTATAGTCTCCTTATCGCGTCAGCTAGTTCGGGGTTTCCCGAATCTTTTAGGGCATTATACACAGTTGTACGGTCGCTGCGAATAGCTTCTCTCATATAAAATGAAACAACCTTTTCCATGTGCTCTTTGTAGGCCAGTGCCTGATCTCTGATAGCAGGATGTGCACCATCTGAAACGCTGATTAGTTTAGACACACAACGCTCCGCTACTTCTTCCGGTGAAAACCCACGGTTCTCGGTAGTCTGTACAGACACCATCGGTTGATCCGGCATATTGAAATCTAGTTTAAACATTACGTTTTCGGCCTTATAACTTTACCAACTCTGTATTCTTGAGTGGTTTCTTTAGCTTCACCTAACATCTTCAGACCAATCATAGCTTCTCCAAAGCGTTGATTGTACTGTTGCATGACGTCAGCCTCACCCTTCATAAATATGTACGCTTCTACAAGCGAACCGTATAACAATGCTAGTTCACCGTTGGTACTAATCCAAGTAGTTCCTCCGCCTGCGCCCGCTGTTATGCTAGTTGGACGATACAGGTAGTGTAGCTCAACATCAAGGTTTGCATTAGGTGTCGGACCGACAAGGAAGTTATCCACGTCAAATTGTGCGTAATACTTAGGTAATCCCTGGGTAGTGGCGTTTGGAGAATACGTCTGTACAAAAGATACGTCCTTAAATTCCACAAACGTCTTTTCATTGTTTAATGTATAGCTCAATGAAAACGGTGCCAAGAAGTCACTTGGACAATTTAGATATGGGTTTGCTTGTGTAAGTGCAGCCGTTTGATTACGACGGAACAAATCTAGCTGTACGTTTTTTAGTATACGCTCTTCTGCCGCTCGTATAAACAAAGGAAGGTTTGTTACGAAACTCGTTTCGGAGTTTTCAGTATAGTCTTGAATAGCTTGCTTTAGCTGATCGTATGTAAAACTCATGTTATAATCACCGTTACAGTGCCTACATCTCCGTTACCACGAAGAGCGTTGGGCGTTAGGGCTTCATCACCGTTAAATCCAACAGGGCTCCAGCCCCATTGTATGTTTCTTTGTGCTTCCAAATCAGACTCAGGACGAGGATCTCTAAGAGCCTGGGGGTCTGGTCCTACTTTTGGTGGGTTGAGTTGAGGTTGCTTTGGATCATATTCGTCAGGACCCACTTTGGCTCCCGTCCATTCCACCTTCATCTCATGCAAGCGGTATCGACGGCCTGACCGATCTGATATTCCCCATGCTTTTTTACCACTAGCGTATGCCATTAAACCCTCAAATAACCACTACCTGGTTGCAGTTTCAACGATACTCTGTCTTCATCTTCATCCGCAGCGCGTTGGAACTCTTCCTCATATACAGACTTTAGGATCTGAATACGCTCTGGCGCACGTTTCATAGCAATATAGTACGCTAATCCTGCGGCCATACAAGGGAAGAACCTAAACGGTAAGTCCGAATCATTAATCAAAGCACCTGCGTCTTCGATTCTACGAACATAATAGTAGATCAATTGATCAGTGGAGTTTTCCGGAACAGACCATAAGTTAATAATAGGCGTGATTTGTCTATTCAACCAGTACTGACTAGGTCTACCCTGCGTTGTTTTATTCGGCAGCGTAACGTAATCGCCACGACTAATACGTTCGACCTCATAGTCTGTGCCGTTACGTCGTAATACTACGTCCAATAAATCAACAACGTCACTGTTTAAAGATTCTGTTGCCTGCCCCTGGGTTAGCGTTATTGTGCCAGATTTCACTGTCCACAGGTTTAAACCACGGTTAGCCCATTCAGCAAACATCAAGTTCAGAGAACGACGTGCTGTTTTGGCATCGTAGCCCGTGCGAACCTCTAGTCCACACCTCTCGTATGCTTCCTCAATTATCTCTGAGATATCGAGGTTGAAGTCTCTGGTTCCTGATGTTGCCATTTAATTAACCCATCTTTGTCTTTTTAACGCCGCGTCCTGCCATTACACAACCGCCATTCATGTAGCCCTTCTTGACCATGCCGCCGCCCATGTAGCCCTTCTTGACCATGCCGCCGCCCATGTAGCCCTTCTTGACCATGCCGCCATTTTTCTTCTTTATTACACCACGGCCAATAAGAACGTCTTTCTTAGTGATTTTACCGTCGCCACTTAAATCTTTCATAGCATAATCCTTTCGGTTATCAAAATACTCTTGCTAGACCACCACGGCTAGCTTTCCATTTAATTCGTTTAGAAGACTTCTTCTTCTTAGCAGCAGATGTACACTGAGCCATCGTCGGCCTACATGCAGGATACCCCTTACGCTTCTCTCCCTTTTGACGGCCACAAGGTTTGCCTGTCTTACAGTCAACCCAACCCTTTCCGTCGTTTTGAGAAAACCATTTGCGTAAAGAATTTTCTTTTGCCATTAAAAAGTCCTCGTGCTTTTTCGTCTTGTCTCTTCAACACTACCACAACCAGAAGCTATGATGCCTCCACCACGGTATCTGTTTCTTGCAGGGCGTTTAGGATTATCCACTGAAGCCATTAGTCCACCTGTTGCCGCTTTCTTAGTAGAGTTTCCCCAGTTGGCCGCCCCTACCTTGCGACACTTCGAGAGTGCTCCGCTTGCGTAGGCGCTTGGCCATACCTTGTATCGGGCTTTGACTTTGCGATAACAAGCGTCTTTTTTTGTCTTTGTTTTTTTTGACATTAGCTCTCCTCTCCGGCGATCGTGAGATTTGAAACGACATCTGACCACGGCTTATCATTTAAATTGGCCTTTCGTGAATTGCTTACCAGGTACTTCAACATATCATTGTTCAAAGACACCATAGCATTAGTGTTACGGATTTCTGCTTCCATCACAGCAGTTCTAGTGTTCAAGTCAATCAACGTGCTAGACGTCCAACTTGTCCACTCTTTTGATACGAAACCAATAGATCCAATTATTGCCGCTACCACGACACTTCCAATAACTTTTTGATCCATACGCATCACCACATCTTACACGACCAGTACCTGGCCGTTAGTTTGTCTAGTCTTTTTGTGTCACAACCATGCCTTGCACGGAAAGACTTGCGACGTTTGGGGTTGGATTTTTTAATTTTCATTTTGGCATCGCCAAATCTGATAATTTTTTCCTTACCTTTATCGCAAGCCTTTACCACAGACTTTTTCCCGCCAGAAATCTGACGTTTAGGCTTATTACACTTCATCTTAGCCTTGTCTATTTTAGGCATAGATATTCCTTACGCTAAAAGAAATGTCAGTTCGGTTCCCGCACCTGTAAGCGCAGAAACGTAGACACCAGAGCTAAACACCATTCCGTTTTCTGGGATATATATCTCGTTCATGCCCACAGGAAACTTCTGAGTTAAAAGAGTTGCACCGCCGTTACCATTGGTAAGAGTGAAAGAACCCGCCGTAGTTGCGTATATGTTCACAGCTTGTAGTCGAGATCTGGACGGACCTATAAGAGCCGCCGCCGCACCTTGCGCGTGAGTATACGCAGTTATGTCTGAGCCAGCCATACTTTATTCCTTTTTTTTCGGAGGACGTCCACGTTTCTTTGCAGGCTTTTCTTCCCACGCCTCATTCACATTAGGCGTAGAAGGATCATCCGCTTTGAGCGTACCGTTCTCATTTCGTGCGCGAACTTTAGCGGGCTTGATTCCTCGAGCCGCTAGTTCTTCTTCGGATGCAGGTTTGAATCTACTCATAACCTACTCCCTTATGCTGCTGCTATTGTGCCGCCTGTGTCAGAACGTTTCCAGTTAGTTCCGTCAGAGAAAGCCAATATTGCCGCGCCTGCTGCGCCGTTTGAAACAAATACAACAGTACCTGCGCCAGCGTCTGAAGCTGAAGGTGCGGTTGCTACGGTGTAAGTTGGGACGACAATGTCGCCAATAAAGCCAGCAGTTGAAGTCACTGGACCAGAAAATGTAGTCGATGCCATTTTAGTACCCTTTGCATAAGGATTTGCCTTGTAGTCTATGCAACGTCAGGAGGGCGGATACCTGTCTACAAAGCTAATATGATGCCCATTACAAAAACAATACAACACATTAAACTAAAAAGAAAGGGGCTACCGAAGCAGCCCCTCACAAAAACTATAGTTTATAGCTTATGCGCCTGGTGAACCAAACACACAACGTGGATCAGAGAATCCAAAGCTATAACGCTCACGAGCCTTAAAGCGCATGTTACCTGTGTCGAAATCTGCTTCCATGTTAGTGGATAGCGGAGTTCTTTCAAAGTGAACAAAGCCGCGAGGCGCGTCTGTTTTGATGAAGAATGCATCAGGGTCAGTTAGGAAGTCGTTGACTGCATAACCTTCTGGTAACATCCCCATTGAACGTAGAGCGTTTGTGTCATTGTCGGCAGTACCTACACGTAGGTTAGATACCATCAAACGTTCTGCAACGAATTGCAATTGACGTGGGATCATTAACTTAGTTCCACGTAAAGCAACCTTTAGACCACGTTCGTCAACAAAACCTGCGATGTTGATTAGAGCGTCTTCTAAAGAAGTTTCGTTCAAATCAGCAGCTACAGCAGGAGTGTTAGCTAGTGTTCCACCGTTTGTTAACGGGTGGTTAGTTGCACAAAGAGCAACGCCGTCACCGCCAGCAGAAGCACCACCTGTGAACGCATTGTTCAATACAGCGGCAGCTTTAACCTGCTTAGAGTGAGCCATTGATCTTGCAAGGGCGCGTGTGTAACGACTGCCTAAACGGTCGTACAAGTTGTCCTCGATTGCTTCCTCAGTGATTGAGAATGCAAGTGCAACGGTTTCGTGGTTGTAACGAGCAGTGAATGCTTCGTTAGCGTCGTCGAAGTTAATTGCAGAACCTTCTGACTTAGTAGGTGCCGCACCAAATCCAGCCAACATTACTTCTTCTTCAAACGCACGGTCTGAAGATTCAGTAGTGAAGATCTCTGAATGTTGGTTTTCGTACCGATTGTACTCCATGCCAAACAAGGCGTTGAGACCGGGTTCTAGCTCTTTCGCTAGTTGTGCGCGTGATATAGCCATCTGTTAGCCCCCTTATACGCCAGTCACAGAAACAGTACCCTGTACAATACTTCCGTTTGGAGCATTGAAATGGTTGTTTAAGCGAACAATTAATGGAATACCAGCTACAGTGAAATCAGCATTGTCTGGATCGTCTTGGACGCCCATAATACGCATAGATAACGCCGCCGTGGTAGCGATTGTGTTTAGGTCAGCAGTTGCTGAAGAGATACCTGTAGTATCACTACCACTATTACCACCCGCAAGTGCAATGTTAGCAAAT